GTTTTAGGTAATGGAATGATCTATGCTTTTTCGGGTTTTATTGGAGTAACAAATACGGAAACCACGCTTCTGGAGTTCTCAACTCCAAAAGGAGTCATAGAAGCATGTGTACATTTTAATTATGTTGCAGAAGCTGGAGGCGGTGCTGGTGAGGATTACTTTTATCGAGTCTATTTCAATAATATTGAAATTCAAGGTTACCTGGTAAACAGCGCAGCGACCGCCAATGATCGTAATCCCCTTAAACTGATAATCCCTCCATTAACCCTGGTTAAATGTACTGCTGATAATACAACAGATGGTACAAGCCGAGATCAGTGTGTTAGTATTTCGGGCAGACTTTATGACGCATGACATTAGCCGCCTCTAAATCAGTCTCTAGGGCTAAGGGTGGTAATATCTACGGATGGAGTGGAAGCCAGGCACTAAGTGCATCTGGGGTCACTCTGTTAAGTTATACGAACCCCTCGGCCTTTTACTTAACCAGGGTAACTTTAGGTATTGATTGGTCAGGGATCAGTGCCACAGAAGTTTTATCGTATACAATCAATGTTGATGGTACGGCCTTATTCGTTGAAAAATTTGTTGTCGATGCGGACAACCTGGGCAATCAGCCTAAAATGTTTGAATTTATGATCCCGCCAAATTCAACGGTTAAGATCCAGGCGATTCAATCTAATAATAATGGGTTTATTTCGTGTATGCTAACAGGGTATCGAGTCTAGAATGGCTAAGAAAGAAGATAGTTTCGAGGAGCTGATGAAGGGTATTGACTGGAATAGATACCTTCCCGCAATAATTGGTATCATGCAACCGATGATTATTTTTGGTGCCTGGTTAGGTTTTGCTAAGATTGATAAAAGAGCTGACGCAGTAGCTAAATTAATTGCCCTAGCTGAACCAATGCCTTTCGAAGTAGATCTTAATGTGCCGCAACCCGTGGTCTTAGCATCAATCTATCATTCTGTGGATGAGAGTCTTGATGTTTTGGAGGATGTTATTAAATTTTTAAAAGATATCAATGTACCATCAGCAGAAAAAATAATAAAAGAAATTAAAGAAGATCTGGGTAAAGGTATACCAGGCATCAAGAATGAATCCAAATTCCTTTCGGACTTTGCCGCGTGCAAAAAGAATGCTAAAGATACCCTGGGGATCTTATACAACAAATATACTGCCTATCCCTGGATCACTAGCTGCCTGGTTCAAAAGGGTTATACCAGGAAGATAATAGAAGAGAGAGTTAGACAGGCACTTGGAATATGACAGATCAACAATTCTTTATGATCTGGATTTTTTCGTTCTTTCTATATTTTGCAATTTATACAATATGGATCCCTTTGAAAACTCAGAAAAAAATAGAGTCCTGGTTGATGTCATCCGAGAGTGATGAAACCTTACTATCATCCCTGGATGTGATCACTAAAAAGATAAGAGAACAGATGTTAATTGATTTTGAGGAATTTATGCTGCCACAAGCGCGTGAGAGCCTTAAAAAATTCTGGGCTGGTTCCATGGGGGCCGCAGCCAAAGAACTTAAAGGTTCGGAGGAGGGTACTCAACTTTCTATTATGCATGGGATTACTTCCGAACTTTCTGGTTCGCCATGGTACGTGCAAGCCTTGGCGTCTAAAGTGTTACCGATGATAGCAGAAGCTGGCAAAAAGCAACCAGGAAGCAGCAATAAGCATGATTTAGGCTCGGCATTGCAGAAATAAGCAGACGTAAACCAAAAAAAAGCACGATACTAGGGGAGTTTCACGTGTAACAGAGCTCTAGGGATTTCTTTTGGCGGCCAATTTTTGATAAGACCCCTATTACCACTAGAAATTTATTGATCCGTAAGAAGAAGAAGAAGAAGAAGAAGAAAATTAATAACCCGTCGTACCTAGTAAAAAGGACATAGTACAGTACAGAAGAGCCTAGCACTAACTGTATACACTCCGTTCTACAGTATGGTATCATGTATCGAATAGAATTTAGGTTTGATGAAGTGGAGTGTTTGGTATGCGGAAATGTTGGCCTGACCAGTAATGGCTACTGTCGCAGATGTTTTCAGGGTCATAAGATCCAGGTGGGCCAATGAGTAAGCGAGCCAGGATTGCTTTAGATCGTAATGTTATGGAGATGCTAGAAGAATACAAGACTAAGATTCAATGGCACGCCACAAAGGGAAGAGTCCCCCTCTCCTGGAACGACTTCTTCATAATCATTATCTCAGACTGGAATAGCGGCCGCTCGAAGTGCGTCTGTGGCTCATTCTATGATTGCCAGGCATGCAACACTGAAAAGACCTTAGCGGCTCTTAAACTCGGCGGGTACGATTAATGCATAGCAATAGAACACCAGGGCGTTGTATTCGTTGTGAATCAATGACCAGGTCATATATTGGTATTAGAAGTCCTGAAGGATCTGTACTCTGTAAACACTGTTCTAAAGCGGTGTAACACAAAACGCTTATATAATCGATTAAACGATATTTGCATGTGCCTGTCGGTCTGTACACTCGGAAAGGAGCCAATGGCCGTCGAATGTATTTCCGCGACGGTAAATTAATTTCCGAAAAGTCCTACAAGGCGTCTAAAGCCCGCACAAACGGCAAAAGATCCACACGAAAGGGACAAGTGAGAAAAACAGCCAGACGGGCATACAAGAACAATAATCCAAAAAGGAGCAAATATATGAAATCAATACCACATCCAAGTGTCACAGGTATGGCATCTGGACTCGCAATAGCCGCATACCTAAACGCTGGAAAGTCTTTCAATGGTGGAAAGATGCAAGGTGAAGGCGTAATCAAGGACATAACCGACGGTCAATTAGGTCAGGCATTCGGTACCCTTGCTGGAAATGCAATGAGTATGATCGGAACGGACACAGGAAGAAAGACATTAGTTACTGCTTCAGGCATCGCGCTTTTGGGCGCATTTGCACGATCGCGGTTTCCACAACTAAAACTCGGAGGAAGTAAGCTTTACTTCAGACTATAAAATGGTAACAACAATATCAAGAACTTTTGACAGCACGCCCACGGATAAAGAATACTTTTCTTTGACCGATAACATGAATTCCAGTAATCTCGGAAATATAATGGTACCTGGCGGATCACAGCGTATTGTACGCGTGGATTGTGCTTTTGATGTATTTAATGCAAAAGGCGCACAGGTCGTATGTCGTCTTTTGGGCTCAGATTTTTCTGAGCAGAACTTCACCATCTGGGGAGTAGCTGGCGACACTGCTGACGCAGCGTGCGCAGAAGGTTACACAACCGTTCCAGTATCGTTTCCTATTGGCAATGCAAATAATATAGATCTACAGATTGCAATCCAGATCAGTGGTGGCGGTAGTATGGCGGCCAGTTCTGGAACAGTTACTCTATACTTCGAGTAAGCCTTGAATGGCTAAAGTCAAACTAGGCAGTAACGCCCAGTTTACAGGTGCTAGCAAAGCCCTAACTGTTTTAGGTAATGGAATGATCTATGCTTTTTCGGGTTTTATTGGAGTAACAAATACGGAAACCACGCTTCTGGAGTTCTCAACTCCAAAAGGAGTCATAGAAGCATGTGTACATTTTAATTATGTTGCAGAAGCTGGAGGCGGT